AGAATATATATATATATAGACCTTTTTACACCCATTGCTTACAACCGCTAGCCACTGGCTACCACTATTTACCACGAGAGCATAATGTAACTTTTCTCTAAAAAAAAGGTAACAATTGGTTACATTACCCCCGTATTGCGTAACATTGTAATGATATCAATAACTTAGCAGGTTACATTACACGCAACGCTATGCTAAACACTGGTGTCGATTGGCTAGCCATTGGCTAACGTGTTAACACGCAACGCTATGCTAAACACTGGTTTCTTTTTTAGAGACAAAAAAAAGGAGGGAACAATTAAGCTCCCTCCCAATAGTATTACTTGATTGCGATAGTCTCTTTCATTAGAGATAATACAACTCTAAGTTTTTTCTGTACATCTTCATCCTCTTCTTTCTCGATTGCATTAGTAACCGCTGTCTTAAGCTTGGCGATTTCATCGGCTACACGTTTAAAGATGTCACGAGGTGTATTAGGTGCTTGCCCATCTTCTTCATTAACCTTTGCGGCCTCAATAGACTTTGCCCATTTGTTAATGCCTGAAGTAATTTGACCTTCCCAATGTGCTTGGTTCTTTGCCGATTTCTTTTTACCATTGGTAAAGTGTCCACCAGTATAACCTGCGGCCGTATCTGAACCTTTGGCATTCTCATTGGCTAGTAAGTCTTGAACCTCTTGAGTAAACCTTAAAGCAAAGCCATCCCTTAAAGCTTGTTGACCTTCTTTGTCAAAGTCTTTCTCAGTAGTCCAGCCAATGTTGGTTAAGTGTTCAACCAAGGCCGCCCTTGTTTCACCACTCGCTCGCTCTTGCGTGCTGTCGACCTCGATTAGATGGATAGTGCGTTCACAACAAGCGACGTTTGTTTTAGTATCTGGCATAATATATTTCCTCATAATGTGCTAGCCAATGGCTAGCGTTAAATCGTACCAAGGTTTCCCTTGTCGATGATTAGTTATAACAAGTTATCACATGTTTACCTATAGTTTGTGCGTCGCTTAGCCATTGGCTAGCCATATGACAAACCATGATCCTATCGACCATACCCACCCCCCATGACCCCTTTTGACCTGACTAGTTACATGTGTGTATATGTATTACTATTCCACGCGAATAATTACAGGAATTTTGAGTTTGGCGACCCCACCCCCCTCTATACAAGAAGACCCCCCATAGAAATTTCAAAATCCTTTACAAAAATTTTTTTTATACTATAACATGTTTATCGGCTAATAACCTGCGATATGAAAAGAATGACTTTAGTGGTAGAACCTGAACTAGGTGTACAAATAAATAAGATTACGCCCTCTGTTGATCTTAAGGATCGTATGGAGTCAGCAGCTAACACCGCAAAAGAACTTGGCAAGCATGGTTTAGAGGTAGAACCTAGCAAGGAAGACAAGGATGTCGCAGCCAAACTTGCAGTCGCATACGCAAATAACCCCGTAAAGACTTCTAAAAAGGTAACTCCTAAGAGAGTAGCGGTACTTACACCCGCGTCTTTGATACTTACAGACAGTATTTTACAGGAGTTTGGCCGCTCTGTTGTAGAAAGTTCGGTACAAATACGTCACCTTGTGACAAATAAGCTACTACTGGAGACAGAGAACCCTGATCCGCGTGTACGCATACGTGCATTGGAGCTTTTAGGGAAGATTTCGGACGTAGCATTGTTTGCCGAGAAGTCTGAAGTGACAATAACGCACCAGTCTACTGACGATATCAAGGAAAAACTACGCAGTAAGCTAGCAAAATTGGTAAACCCGCCTGAAGAGATAGAAAATGCGGTGATTATTGATGGTGAGCCTGTAGATGTGAACGAAGAATTAGGAATTAATGACTCTGATGAGGAGTTTGATGATGAGTGAAGTCGCTTTAGCCTTCACCGAAGAAGAAATCCAAGTAATGTTGGACAATTTAGACCATTACAGCACCGATGAGGTGGCAGAAATTGACCGTATGGTCGATGAGTTGAGCGTACGTAAGGAAAATAGCCTTGCTTACGACGATTTAATTGAATTTTGTAAGAGAATGCAGTCCGACTACATAGTTGGGAAGCATCACAGACTATTAGCAAATATGCTTATGGGCATAGAAAGGGGAGAGAAAGACCGTATATGCGTTAACATACCACCACGTCATGGTAAGTCTCAACTTGTGTCCATATATTTCCCTGCATGGTTTTTAGGAAGGAATCCGAACAAAAAGGTTATGATGGTGTCCCATACCACGGACTTAGCGGTAGATTTTGGCCGTAAAGTACGTAACTTGATCGCTACAGACGAGTATTCGTCCATATTTCCTACAGTTAGGCTCGCTTCTGACTCTAAATCAGCAGGTCGTTGGAACACTAACTCTGGAGGTGAGTATTATGCGTGCGGTATTGGTTCTTCTATTGCTGGTCGGGGTGCTGACCTCCTGCTCATTGATGACCCCCATTCTGAACAAGATGTCATTAACGGAAATTTTGAAGTGTTCGAAAAAGCCTACGAGTGGTTCACATTCGGAGCCCGTACTCGACTTATGCCTGGAGGTCGCGTTGCCATAATACAAACACGTTGGCATATGGATGACCTGACAGGTCGTGTTGTAAGAGATATGGGACAGAACGAGCGGTCAGATCAATATGAAGTAGTAGAGTTCCCTGCAATACTAGATATGGTAGATGAGAAAACTAAAAAATCAACCCAAAAACCCCTCTGGCCTGAGTTTTTTGACCTTGAAGCCCTCCTGAGAACAAAAGCGTCTATGCCTGTATTTCAGTGGAACGCTCAGTATCAACAAGAACCAACCGCTGAAGAAGCCGCGTTGGTTAAGCGGGAGTGGTGGAAACGGTGGATAAAAGAAGAGCCACCTTCCTGTGAGTATATTATTATGTCCCTCGACGCTGCAGCAGAGACACACAACCGTGCGGATTTCACTGCATTGACGACGTGGGGCGTGTTTTTAAATGAAGAATTAGATAACTACAATATTATTTTGCTAAACAGTATAAAAAAGCGTATGGAGTTCCCAGAGTTAAAAGATATGGCTATGGAGGAGTACTCTGAATGGGAGCCAGACGCGTTCATTGTGGAGAAAAAGAGTGCGGGCACTGCGCTTTACCAAGAAATGAGACGTATGGGACTACCCGTGCAAGAGTACACACCCCACAGGGGCTCAGGTGACAAGTTGGCACGTTTAAACTCCGTAACTGATATTGTAGCGTCGGGGTTATGTTGGGTTCCAGAGACACGTTGGGCAGAAGAAGTAATAGAAGAGATTGCAGGATTTCCCTTTATGAGCCATGATGACCTTGTTGACTCTACTGTAATGGCCCTAATGCGGTTTAGACAGGGCGGATTTATAAGACTACCAAATGACGAGCCTGACGAGGTTCGGTACTTTAAACGCAAAGGAAGTGGATTTTACTGATGGCTATTGAAAAAGGACTATACTCCGCCCCAAAGGGGGTCGACGAGGAAGTTGGTGAAGGAGAATTAGAGATTGAGATTGTAAACCCTGAGAGTGTTACACTGGATGATGGGAGTATGGAGATAACTATAATGCCCGATGCGGAAGGTGCTATGGAGGGGGATTTCGATGAAAATTTAGCAGAAGTGCTAGAAGAGAGTGCTCTACACGAGCTTGCCGACGATATAGGTAGTATGGTTGAGTCCGACATGGACAGCCGTAAAGAGTGGGCAGACACCTTTGTTAAAGGTTTAGACGTACTCGGATTTAAGTATGAAGAACGCACAGAGCCTTGGGAGGGTGCTTGCGGGGTGTATTCTACAGTATTAGCAGAAGCTGCTATACGGTTCCAAGCAGAGACAATGAGTGAGACGTTTCCCTCCGCTGGGCCTGTAAAAACAAAGATTTTAGGGGAAGAAACTAAAGAAAAAGAAGAAGCTGCCGAACGTGTTAAGGCGGACATGAACTACGAGCTTACCGAGAATATGGTTGAGTATCGCCCAGAACATGAGAGAATGCTCTACAGTCTTGGGTTAGCAGGTTCAGCGTTTAAGAAAGTATATTACGATCCTAATATGGGACGCCAGATGGCAGTGTATATCCCAGCAGAAGATGTTATCGTGCCTTACGGAGCATCACATATAGAGACCGCAGAGCGTGTTACTCATGTTATGCGTAAGACAAAGAACGAGTTAAAGAAACTACAGGCTAATGGGTTTTACAGGGAAGTAGATCTTGGAGATCCCCAACCGTACCACTCTGACGTAGAAGAGCGCAAAGCAGAAGAAGGCGGGTATTCACTTACTGATGATGACCGTTTTACTGTTTATGAGATACATGCCGACCTTGTAATTGATGGTGTTGGCGACTCTGACGAGGATGATATAGCTAAACCATATGTTGTAACGTTGGAGCGCGGCTCTAACGAGATATTATCAATACGTAGGAATTGGAGCCAAGATGACGAGCTGACATTAAAGCGTCAACATTTTGTGCACTATGTATATGTTCCAGGATTTGGGTTTTACGGGCTTGGACTAATCCACATTATAGGTGGTTATGCCAAGGCGGGAACATCCTTGATACGTCAATTAGTAGACGCTGGTACACTCGCTAACCTCCCTGGCGGGTTGAAATCGCGTGGATTACGTATCAAGGGTGACGATGCCCCTATCACCCCAGGTGAGTTTAAAGATGTAGACGTACCATCGGGCAGCATCCGTGACAACATTATGCCACTTCCTTACAAGGAGCCTAGCCAGACACTACTCGCACTCCTAGACAAGATAACACAAGAAGGCCGTAGACTCGGCGCTATTAGTGACATGAACATCTCAGATATGTCAGCTAATGCTCCTGTTGGAACCACCCTCGCACTTCTAGAGCGTACGCTTAAACCGATGGCTGCAGTACAGGCGCGTGTCCACTACGCTATGAAACAAGAGTTTAAACTCTTAAAGATGTTAATGGCAGAATATGCACCGACTGAGTATGCGTACCAGCCCGCTAGAGGAGAAGTAAGCGCACGGCAA